TGTCAAACCCATACCAGCGGCACCCGGTTGGCCAATAAAAGCCACTCTAGGGTGCTCTGATAATTTATCTTGGAAATTAACTATAGGATCGCCCTCAATACTACTATGCCACCCCCGACCATCGGCCCTTATGAACTCCCATTTCTCGTCTTGGCATATTTGTACACACCGATCTATACTGCCAGTAAAACCACCATAAATAACAACTCTGCCTACTTCTGAATATTCATCTAATAAATCTCTAAGAGCCTGGTCTTTAGGTGTCTCTATTTGTTGAGTAGTTCGGGCATAAGTTTTAATTTTTCCAGTACCACCGCACCCATCACAAATGATTTTAGAATCCTGAGGCAACAAATTACTATCTTTTGGCATACTGTCTTCTGGTATGTCCATCCCTATTAGCGGGTTATCTATTTCACCAGTACCTAAACAGATTGGGCATACTTTAGTTCCACTTTCAGATTCTATATATTGGAACCCATCACTTAATTCTCTTAGAAGAATCAAGCCTTTTATAACTGTATTAGCATTAGCTACAATAGCCTTAGCCATATCTAGAGTTTTCTTAGAGGGTTTAAGTTCAATACGTCGATAAATCTTCTCTGGAAGCTCAAGACAATCCTTTTTAAATTGCACGAGCACTAATCCAGATAATCTTTTATAAAGACGTTCACATTCATTTATAGACGGAGTAAAAGAATGGTCAGTTATACTAATATGTTCATCTTTAAATCTACCACATATAGCACATTTATTACTATCATCAAGCCAAGACACAATTTTAGGATAAGCTTGACCAAATGGGCTTTCTTGTTGTGCAATAATAGCTAATGATGAACGGAACTTAGAATAAGTACCTTCTTTCAAGAAACCAGGACAAACTATCTCTGCTTGATGATACCAGTCTAATGGACTTTTAGGTGCAGGTGTACCTGATGTTAAAATCACATAACAATCATCTTTAAAGGTCTCACGCATCTTATCAGCGAGTAATAAAGCTGCTTGAGACCTTTGAGATGTTGGAGACTTTACTCTAGATGATTCATCCAACCACACCCCCTGTGGAAGATCAATACTGTCACTTTTCATTATATTTACAAGCTTATTATAAGAGTACATAATGGGACAGATTTTACTATCCCATTTCATAAGCTCATATTCTACAGCTTTAATAGCAGATTTAGGCCCTATATACCACCAGTTGTTGAAGCCAGATCGTTCCATGACTTCTATAGCTGCCAAGGATTTACCTGTGCCCATTTCAGCAGCACCAATACCATGCTTCCTTGTTAAAAAGAAATCGGCTAATGCTTTTTGATGACTATATAATGGTCTACTATAATCATGCTTAATTATATCTTTATCATATACTTTATATGGATTAAGGCCACGTAAGTATCTAATTTGAAATAAATTCCTAGGAGAAGCTGGGATTCTCCAAACCTTTCTTGGTGGTTCTTCAAATCCTAGCCATCTAGCTCCCTGCATAACTTTTATTTCAGCTATAAGGGCTTTATTATAGCCAAAGCTTATGTAGATATAGTCATCCTCGAAGCATAGCTTCACCGGAACCATATATCTACCAGACTTGAATTTAGTATCAATAATCATTTAATTCTTTTTATTTCTTTAAAGTGGTTTTTTAACCCAATTTGATTAAAAAAAGAAAGAAGAATGGAGCTTAATTCCGAATTTATTTTCGGTAATGCTAAGCTCCATTCTTCTAATGATCCAGTAATAAATATAACACGATGATTACGCTGCAACGCCTTATATGATGTGATATTTAAATTAGTGTTTTCACATATCTCCACGAATAATTTAATAGGTAATAGAATTAAGAAACTAAAATTAAGGTGCTTTAATGCAGCATTATTATCAAATGTTTTTATAAATTTCTCGTAATCAGATAACTTTAGTCCTGATCCATCAACCTTTTTAGCTATATTATCCCCCGTGTGGTCTAGAAAGAATTTAATATAACTAGACCAGGCTATATTAGTCCCTGCAACGGGAAGAATGTCTAGCATAGCTACCCTATAAAAGAAAGGAATGGTGCCCGATCTTATTAGACCGGGCACCATATTCCTAATTATCGGTCACGCCCGTCGTCGTCAGCTAGCTCTGGAGTGTTATCCGGTGGATTAACAAACTTCTGAACTTTCTGTTTAATGATATTAGTATCTGGGAGACTAAGTGGTGTTGAACATTCAATAACCACTGGACCGGCCCAAACAAATTTACCATTCTTAATAATGCGTGACTTAATAGTAGCAGCACATCCAACTAAAGGCTCCATTTTACGAGCCTCTCGCCTAGCAGTTTTACTAGACATAAAGAACGTAAGAAAACGCTCTACTGATGGAACCCATAATAAGAATTCAGGCCCATACATACACCCTGAATCCTTTAAAGCAGCATTATCCTTAATTTGCTTAAAAGTATCTGAATCAGGATTAAAAGATTCGATAATAGCCTCACCAGACGTATCTAATGCTTTAGCACGCCATGATAGAATTATTACATCTACTTCTGCTCCCAAATCTACGACATCATTGTCTTCTGGGATTCCATAGTGGTTAGCATTAATCTTACCCTCTTGGACAAGATTAGACTTGGAACTATATAATTGCATCCGATAGAAAAAGTCTTCAGACGCTGAAGTTAGGTCTTCAAAATTTGAATTAACGGGTGCTAATTCATTTAGAAGATCGGAAGGAACTAATTGATTACCCATGTTATACCCTATGATTAATGATATTAAAAGTAAAGTAGCTCGTCTCGATATTCATTAGGTATGTTTAGAACATCCTTTTTATTTTCGAGCATCCTTTTTCTGGATACTGCCGCGATTCAGTCGTCGCTACTATATTACTTAGAGGCCTGCCTCTTCTGAAGCCTTTGCAGCGGCTTCGGCAGCCTCTTGAGCCCGCTTCTGAGCACGCTCTGCAGCACGCTTCTTCTTGGCCTCTTCTACCCGTTGCTTCTTCTCATTATAAGCAGCCTCTTGAGCCGCTACACTAAGTGGATCAAGATGAATAGCATAAGCAACACCAAGAGCAAATCCTTCTTCAGGAGTGCTGACACCAGCATGACGACAAATAGCTGGTCCAACCTCAGGATTCGAGTTCTCAGCCTTTAGTTCACTGTACTTACGCAAGCTTGATACTGGCGAGAAAGTAGCAGGTTCCGCCTTACGGCCAGATCTAGCAGCATCCTTTAGCTCCTTAGCACGCGCTTGAACGATGGGTGCAAATTCATCGGTCTTCGTGGTAATAGCCTGGTCAACATAATTTACTTGCTCTTCATGAGGAAGCTTTGCTAGAGCCAGTGCATTAGCAACAGTGATTTTATCATCATCTACAAGGTCTTGAACTGACTTCTCTAGTTTAAGAAGACTTAGACGCTGAGCCAACCAAGATGGGCTCTTAGCAAGTCGTGAAGCCATCTCAGAAATAGTTAGAGTTGGGTTCAATGATAATAGACGCTGAATCTGCTTAGTATACTCAACTGGCTTAGTTTCTACCTTATGGACATTCGCCATAATCTGAGCTTCTAAGACTTCTACCTTATCAAGCTCTAGCACACTAACTGGAATAACATCAAGACCCACATCAGTGGCAGCCGTATAACGATGCAAACCATCAACAATTTCAAAGAACTCGACAACTGTTCCGTCTACGTCTTCGCTTCGCTTACGGACGCTAATTGAACACAGAATACCCGACCGTTGAATTGAATCACGAAGGCCAAGATACTCTTCACAATCACGATCTACATTACGAAGTGCAACAGGATTCTCACGGATCGAACTAATAGGAACTACTTTGACTTCTGGTTGACTCATAATAGTCTCCAAAGATGTGAAATGATACTAAACTCAACGCTGAGAATTAATAGCTTTAATTGCTGGAATAACATAATATGCAATAAACGAGGATAAACTCATATCATAGTCATCCTTTTCTACTTCTAATGCTACATATAAATCTGAATCAGTCGCTTGGAATATACATACCTCCTTATCACACTCAGTCTTGCAAGACAAAGATAATTTGTTACTTGATAATAAAGTCAGTAGTTCTTTCATTTTGATTTTAATATCAATTTTAAGAATATAGTAATATCAATATCATTTTTAAATAAGGTACCCGGCTGGATAGGTACTACACCATTTTGAGCTATTTTGGGGTCAATAAAATGGTCTAAAATTATATGAAAATTTAAACCCTTACGTGGTAAAGGGTTAACAGAAATGACAGGAATAAAACCTAACTATAACCCTATAGGACGTATTTATATTATTTTACTAACATACACGAAGAAATAGTTGTAATAGCTGTAATTCTTGTTAACTCTTTACCACGTAAGGGTTTAAATTTTCACATGGTTTTCAAGACTTGTATAACATAATACATATTTCTATCCCACAATTCCGCCCATTTTTCAGTAGTACATTAGAGGGATATCTCAGGCAAGGTTATACGTTAAAAAATGATATTGATATTATTATATTCTCAAAATTGATATTCTTAAAATTGATATTAAAATCAATCTAAACTTATTTGAGATTAAAATTAATGGCAACAAAAACAGAAGCTATTAAAGCGTTTCTAACTGAATTCACTAAAAGTGATTTAGCAAGATTATATAATCATAGCATGGAGGTACAAGTTAATGTGGCTCAGGATAATGGTGAGCCAATTAGTAAGAAATCTGGCTATACTGGTAGATTATGGCGTGGATATACTGATGGTATACAAACATGGAAAAGCTTCCGAGTACCTTATAATGCTGCCACCGAGCCCGAATACACCGATTCAAGACTGAATTGGGACTTGTCTGTTCATGCTGAGGGAGTTGGCATGACCGGATGGGATTGGGAACATAAAGTATCAAAATGGGTAGCATATGACTTTGATTCTATTGTCGGGCACTCTGAAGGATTAACCGCCACCGAGCTTCAGGAAATAACTTCAATAGCTTGTAAAATTCCTTGGGTAACTGTTAGAAAATCTACCAGTGGGCAAGGGCTACATCTTTATGTATTTTTAAATGATATTAAAACCAATAACCACACCGAGCACGCTGCACTAAGCAGAGCTATTCTTGGTAAATTAACATCATTAACTGGATTTGAATTTACTAGTAAAGTAGATATTTGCGGTGGAAATATGTGGGTTTGGCACCGCAAAATGCGGGGCACAAACGGATTAGATTTAATTAAACAAGGAGAGATATTAAAATCAGTCCCAAAGAATTGGAAAGATCATATACAAGTTATTAGAGGCAGAAGAAAAAAGAGTTTACCATCCTTTGTAAAAGATAATGAAAAATCTTTATTTGAACAACTAACTGGGCAACATTCACATATAAAATTAGATAAAGAGCATAAAAAGTTATTAGAATATTTAGAAAAAATTAATGCTCAACATTGGTATGATGTGGATAATGGACTATTAGTATGTCACACCGCAGACTTAAAATTGGCTCATAATGATTTACATTGTAGAGGTATATTTGATACTATTGCTGAAGGAAAAGATCGGCCAGATCATAATGCCTTTATGCACCCTGTTGAATTTCCAGAAGGAGCTTGGATAGTAAGAAGATTTAGTCCAGGCGTATCAGAAGCTAATACATGGTTTCAAGATTCTTCTGGATGGACTACATGCTATTTCAATCGTGAGCCTACTCTTAAAACAGCGGCACAGGCTTACGATGGAATAGAAGATGAAAAAGGAGTTTTCTTCTTTAATGAAGCAGAAACAGCTTCCGCAGCCGCAGCTAAATTAGGTGCCCACTTAAATATACCAAATTGGGCAACTAATAGGCGTGCTATGATTAAACCGCATAAAGATGGAAAAAGACTTGTAGTTAGTATTGAGAAAAGTTCTACTGATAATCCAGTACATATGCAGGGGTGGAAAGAAGAAAAAGGTTATTGGAAAAGGATTTTTAATGCAAATATTTCACAGCCATCAGACGTATACACACAGAATTATGATAATATAGTCAGACATTTAGTTACAACTAATCATCAAGATGCTGGATGGGTAGTTAATGCAAATAATACATGGCACTCTGAACCACTTAGCCATATAAAAATAGCTTTAAAATCATTTGGTTATGCTGATTTTGAGTGTGATAGGATTCTAGGCAAATGTGTTATGGATAGCTGGATAATTGTCAACAAACCATTTGAGTCTGAGTTTCCTGGTGGCAGAGAATGGAATCGTGATGCTGTTCAATTAAAATATC